TAATCGCCGGTATACTTTTTAGGATTTTTAGGTTTGTATTTACCACTATAAGCCATGATATCCGTTATAAATAGATTTAACTAGCAATATTTATAAGGCTATAAGATGGCAAATGTATTAGATCTTTACAATTCCTTTACTGGTAATTCGAATAAAAAATTGGTATATCCTCTTGAAAATCAATCTGATTTTCTTGGTAAAATAACATTTACTCCAATAGAAGAAGTACCTGTAAATATAGGAGATACTGCTGTAAATCTTGTGAGCAATGCAAAAAAGTTTTTATCAACTCTTGGTGGTGATGATCCTCTTGGACTACGAATGGGTGATGGCACAGTCGGAACAGATGCAAATGGTCAGTTACTAGAAGTTGAACCTGCAACACAAGAGGAATTAGAAGCAGATGTAGCTGAAGCAGCTGCAGAAAAAAGTTTAAGCTTTTTTGGAGAAAATCCTATAAAATCTGGAAAATTTAAGGAAGAAAGTTTAAAATTAAATACTGCTCGAAGAATATCTTTATATCTTCCAAAAGCAATACAAATACAGGATGCTGCTGTTTATGATAATACATTTCAACTTGGGTTTATAGGCGGTGCTGCAGAGCGTGGCTTAGAAGGTGGGAAGAATGCAATTGGTGCAGGTTTAGCAGCTGCTGTAAATTTAGGTCTGCAATCAGGATCGGCCGCTTTATTTGGAACAGGGAATTTAGACGATACGACTGCCTCATTAGTTGCTTCTCGACTTGCAAAAAGTGTTCCTGTTGGCGGAACAGGAATAGCAGGTGCTATTGAAAGCACAAGTAAAATTACTACTAATCCAAACGTAAGAGCTTTATTTAAAAATGTTCCGCTTAGAAATTTCTCATTTACATTTCAGCTTGTACCTACTAGTCAACAAGAAGCAAGAATGGTAGAAGATATTATAAAAATATTTAGAGAAGAACTTTATCCAGAAACAATGACAGCAGCTGGTGTGAACATTGCATACAAATATCCAAACAGATTTCAGATAAAAGTAAGATATAATAATAGAGATATATCTGGTATAAAATTCTTACCGGTATATTTACAATCATTCAATGCAGTATATAATTCAGCAACTGGAGGTATGCATAGAGATGGTAGATTTAGTGCTATTGATATATCAATGACCTTTACAGAAACAAGAGCATTGTCAAAACAAGATGTAAGAGATGGAGGTTATTAATGGCCAATTTTTTCGGTAATTTCCCTTTAGTTAATTATAAATTTGGTAATGAAACTAATACAGCATTATTTCAAAACATAAGCACATATATAAAAGTTATAGATGAAATATCAGATGACATAGCTTTTTATTCAACGCTTTTTATTCAAGACTACGATAGACCAGATAGCCTTTCATATAAGTTATATGGTACAACAGAATTCTATTGGACATTCTATTATTTGAATGACGATATAAGAGAAAGTGGCTGGCCGTTACCTCAACAAGATTTATTACCAAAAGCAAAAAAAGATTATCCTAATTTTGTGGTTGAAACAACTGGAGATATATCTAAATCATTTTTACCAGGTCATGTTGCAAAATCTGCTAGTACCGAAGGTATAGTTAAGAAAAGATATTTAGATCTTGGTCAAATAGTAATAGCATCTCCGGTTAATTTTACGGTAGGTGAAGGCCTTGTTCCAGTAGTTAACGGAGAACAAATTGGTTCTGATCAAATAGCTATCAAAAAATCTGTAGAACAATATAATTCAGTGCATCATTATGAGGATGCTTCTAAAAATTATATTGACATTGGTTTAGTGCCAAATGCAGGAGGCGACGCTGCTTATCCTTCTCTATCAGGAAAAACTCCTATAACGTATTTTGATAGAATACTTGCAAAGAACGATTCATTAAAAGAAATAAAAGTACTTAAACCAGAAGTTGCTGCACAAATAAAAACAGAGTTTAATAAACTTTTATCGGAAGGATAACATATGAGTTCTCCGGATCAAAGTTCTTTACCAACAGATTACAGAATTGTAAGTTTTTTAGTACGAACTCATTCTCATGACAAAGCTATAAACATTGCACAGCATGTTGCAGATATTGAAATATATGAAAATATAGAATTACCATATTTGACAGGATCATTTTTTATGAAAGATGAAATGCGATTCATCGATGGTATATCTTTTAATGGAACAGAGACATGTGATATAACATTTGAATCTCAAACTGAAAATAAACCTATTATTACTAAAACATTTACTCTTGTTGAAATAACAGATACAAAAAAGAATGCAGATAATTCTGAGATATTAAGAATACGAATTGTGGAAAATATATTCTTTAATAATAACTTAATGAAAATTAATAAAGCATATGTTGGAACTCCTGATAAAATTATAAAAAAGATTATCAAAGACAATTTTAATGTAAATATTAATTTACCTAAAATAAAACCACATCAAAAAACAATGAAAGTTATAATACCATTTTTAAATCCATTTGAAGCATGTGAATGGATTCGCTCTAAAATGTCTACAGAACTTGGAATGCCATACTTTTTCTTTTCTACATTAAATGATAAAAATTTAAATTTAATATCTTTGGAAGAAATATTTAAAATAGGTCCATGGACTCAAGGAAGACCTTACACATTTTCTGCTGCATATAATCAAGGTGCAACTGATACAAAATTAGATGACAATTTATTAAACATAGCTGCATTTAGATCTAAAAATAAAGACAATGTTCTTTCTCTTATAAATTCAAGTAGTACTGCAGGACATCATACAATTACTGATATGACTACAGGGCAATCAATCGATTATATTTTTGACGTTGATAAATTATTTGAAGATTTAATTGCTTTTCAATTCATAGATAAGAATCATAAACCTATACACCATTCAAAATATGAACATAACGGCAAACTTATGAATGAATATAATACATCGAATATTCATAGAATGGTTACTAACAATACATATAATGGAATTAATAACTATAATGAAGAAGAAACAACAGCTAACTTCAGGCTTCAGGCCTGTGTTAATGCTTATCGTAATATGTTATTTAAAACTTCGATTAATGTAACAGTTCCTGGAAGGCCATATCTTATGGGAATAAATTCTAGTATAGGAAGACAAATCGAAGTTGTATATCCTGCAAATGATAGTTTTGTATCAAATACATCTTCTGTTACAGCTATTGATCTTGAAGATAAAAAGAGATCTGGCACATATATAATATATGCCACAAGACATACATTTGCAGAAACTCAACATAATGTTGACATAACAGCTGTTAAATTAGGAAATAGAAAATGAGTTTATATGGTAATATATTCAGGTGGTTCTTTGCAATTGTTGCTGAAACTGGTACAGATCCTACGGGGTTAGATAGGCCTAAAGTAAGAGTTGATGGTGTACATGGTCCTGAGATTACAAATCATGATTTGCCATATGCTCAATGTATACTTCCAAATACAAGTGGCGGAACATCAGGTATAGGAGAAAATCCTCGACTTGAACCTGGAGCAAGGGTAGTTGGTTTCTTTGCAGACGGCAACCAATGTCAATCACCTATTATTATAGGTCCAGTTCCACACATAGCAGAACCGAATGCAACACAAAGAAGTAATCGAGATGGTTCAGCTGCAGCTCTATTAACATCTATAAGACCACAAGCAAGATCATTTATTACAGACTTTTTTCCATCACAAACTCTTACAGGAGAAAATGCAGATAATCGTGCAATAGCCTGGGAATTTTTTAGTACTAGTCCAGGTTTAAATTACAAATATAGACCTCATCATATTGCAGGAATGATAGGAAATTTTGTAATAGAAGCTCGAGATGATGGTATTGAAATGAATCCTGATGCCAAGGGCACTGAAAATGCTGGAACTGATATCGAATATACTGCATATGGTATTGCTCAATGGGGAATAGATCGACAAAAAGAACTTCAATTATTTGCATCTACTCAAAATAGACCCATCGATGATTTAATAACGCAATTAAAATTTGTTGATTGGGAATTAAAACAACATGCGTTTCTCAGAGGGCAATTCTTTGAAACAGAAAATACAGAAGAAGCTACAATGATGTTTATGCGACAATATGAAAGACCACAAATAAAATCTGATATAAGCAAATTTGTAAATAGCGGTAAGTTTGGTAAGCCAACTAATTATTGGAATGCAAGAGCTGCTGAAGAACTTCGTCTTAAAGAAGCTTTAAAAGTATATAACGAATTTACTCAATATTATCCGGAATCATAATATGCCAAAAATAGCAGAAATAAATGAATTACTACAAGGATCTAAACGAAGTCAGAATATTTCTGGGTTAGAAGATAAACTCGAAAAAATTACTACAACGTTTAAGTCTGCTTTTAGCACTAAGCTAGGAGATAGTGATGGTCAAATATTTGAAGGTGTATTTCAAAGTATGGTTCAACTTCCGATTGATGAGATCGAAAAAGGATTTTCAAAGGTCAAACCTGTAATGTGTACTGTTTTAAAAGAATTACCTGGTATAGAAGACAAAATGAAAACAGCAATATCGTCTAGTGATTTGACTGAACTCAATAAAATATTTGGAAGTGCAGCTGTTAGTATTGGTACTTCAGATACTACTATCACAACAGCTACAGAAAATATTATGACTCATAAACTTTTTTGCGACGGAGCTCCTACTAATATATCACAAATGATAAAAGAAGTAAGTGGAGCGACAGACACTGAATTTGAAGATACTGTTAAAAAAGTATTAGATGAAGATTTACAAGATGCTATGACTGAAGGTGTTAAAGTTATGCAATCTGATGAATTCAAAGATTTGATGAGCAACGTTTTAACTGAAGCTAAAGAAAAATTTGTAACTTTAAATAGCGGATTAAATAGCGGGAGCTTTTTAAAAGATTTATCTGAAAATTTTAGTGGAGAGTTAGGCACTGCAATTAGTAAGTTTGGTGATGAGTTTACTCCAGGTAAAACTTTAGATATTTTAAACGCAGCATTCGGAAATCTTAATCCTCTTGATGTATCAGCGGCTATAACAACTATACCAACAAAGATTTTTGATCAGGCCGGTATACTTGGAATAGGTACTAAAATTACTTCATTATTTGATATGCAAGAGTTTATAGGTAAAATGGAATTACAAGCACCTGAACTTGAAGCACAACTAACAGAGCTAAAAACTAAAATAGATACTCAAATTTCTTCGTTGAAAAGCGCAAAGACAACAGTGGCTTCGACTATTAATGACAGTAATACAGCAAGACATAGAATACGAAACTCTGTAGAAACTACGAAAGAAAATCAATTTGCGGTTTTAGGTTCTCAAGAAGAAATAGAAAGTATTTTAAAATCAGCTGAAAGAGATATAACAACTGTGGTCTGGCATTGGTCAGGGCACTACATTGATGACGGATATGTTGGTGCACCTGAAATCAACCAAGAATTTTCAGTGGCTGGTGAAGCCATACCATATCATTTTGTAGTACGAAGAGACGGATCAATTCAAACTGGTGCTCCTGTCAATATAGAGACATCACACGTTGCAGATGAATTTAAATCTCTCAGTATTGGAGTTGCATTTGTAGCTGGATTTAATGGTACAAGAGGGCCAAGCGGTGCTACTGGTAATGTAAGACTCGATGCTGCTTCGATTACTCAAGCGCAATGGAAAAGCTTTGATTCATTTATGAAAGCATTTTATACAATATTCCCAGGCGGAGATGCGTTTGGTAATAATGATTTACAAATTAAAGAAGTAAAGCCTGCTATCAATGTAGGACCAGGTTTTGAAGTTGGAGATAAAATACTTGCTTCTCCGTTTTATAGACTTAATACATCGTTTCCTAATGAAGATAAAAAGTTTTTAACTCGAGATGAAATAATTACAAAAGATAAAGCTTCTAAAAATCAAATACTTGAAGAACAGGATATACACTAATGGCTGATACATGGAAAATATTAGAGAATGTTGCTAATGCAAGATCAACTCAAGATACTGAAAAAGCCGGTGATCCGCAAGGTCAATTTCCGAGAGCAGAATACTGGTATAAGTCTTCTTTAACCAAAGAAAATCACCAGTTAAATGTTCCTGGCGATCCGACTATTGACATTGTAGATATAATGTCAACTACTGATAAAACTGATACTGATTATTCAGATGCATCTGTAAAACAAACATCATCAGGTCATGTATTATTATTTGATGATAAGCATGGTTCACGAAGAGTATTACTTAAACATGAAAATGGTACTGGTATTGAGATGCGTAATGACGGTACTATGATTATGCGTACTGAAAATAATATTATAACATCAGTCGGTGGTTCTGGTGTATTGATGGTTGAAGGAGATTTGAAAGTATCTTGCAAGAATTTAGAGATTGATGCCACTGGCGATTTAGATATGAGAGTTGAAGGCGATTACAAATTAAATGTAAAGGGCAATAAAAGAGAATTTATTCAAGGACATTCAGAAGAAGCAACAAAGAAGAATAAGTATGTTGAAGTCGTAGGCAATATGCAAACCGATGTAGTAAAGAATACTACAAGCATTCATTTAGGTGATGTAACAAATATCGTAAAAGGTAAACTTGATAATAGTGTTCAAGGTGAATTTAATATGAATGCAAGAGGATCTGCACATTTTAGTTCAATGATGACAGCAACCTTTGCTGCACCAAATACAAATATTTCTGCAGAAGATCTTACAGTGGTAGGTGCAGGCGGAACTATTGGTGGTGAGAATATGATATACTATGCAAAGAATTATTTTGGAACATCGGCTACATATACTGCTGGAGTAACTGCTCCTACATTTCATGGAGATCTTAATGGTAAAGCTGATAAAGCAGGAGATGCAGACACTTCTGCTGGTTCCGGTTCTGGAGGCGGATCTGGTACATTTGATACTGCTACAGATACAACTCAAACATCGCAACCCACATCAGGTCGAATGGCAGCTGCTCTTCGTGATTCTAAATACGGATATCGTAAAGTAAAAATAGATGAAGGTGATGGATATAAAAATAAAATTGATTTAGATAAAATAACAGGTGGAGTTTCAAATAGAACTTTAAGTTTAAGAGAGATCAGAGCAAAATTAAAAGATCCAAGTAATTCAGCAAACGGAGACTTCATTACATATTTAGAAAGCACGTCACAAATATCAAAGTCATTTGCATTAGATAAAATTCCACCAGGTCAAGGTAGATCTTATGATGGAAACGTGTCATACATAGCGTATAATCAAAATTTAGGAGTATCGACAGATGTAGTAAGTTATATCAAAAGCGATAGGCAAGTTAAAAAATTTATACCTGATAGTCGATATAATCCAATGAGAATTATGGGAGATCCGCGAAGAATAGCTAATTCTAATTTAGAATCACTAGGTAAAAAGATAAGTGTTTTAAATACTGGTAAAGCTTTATTAGGAGCGGGTATACCAATATCTACATTTTTACTTGAAGGCGTACGATTAACAGATGTTACATTAAGTATTAAAGAAAATTTAACTTTAACTAGACAATTATTATTACAAGCCGAAGTAATCAAATTTAAAAAAGCAAACAAACAATTTGAGGATCAGAATTTAACAGTTGTTGAAGGTGTTTATAATAAATATTCTGGAGAAAATTTAACATCTAGTCCGGCTTCTATACCATTTCTTGCAACATCAGGTAGAGCTATTACATATGAATTACATGATTCATCGAATAAGCAATCTGCAGAAGTATCATTTAACTTTGCAGTAAGATTAGCTGAAAGTTTATTTGGCTATGATAAAATACTTTTAAATTATGATACGCTTCAAGAAGATAAAATAAATATTCAAATAACAGTTGTTATGCCAGAAGTCGATGAAGATTATAATCCTATCGGACTTACTCAATTTAAATTAGAAACCGTATACAATAATGAAATATTAAGTCAAGATGATTTGATAGAAATAGTTTCAGTAGAACCAAATAAAGCCGTAGCATCAAGATTAGTTGTATCAGATGAGAAAATAAAATATTCTTATGATACAAATACTATACGAGATAGAAGGGTAAATGAAGAATTAGAAATTGTATTAGCTAATGCAGCTCGAACTGCTAACTTAGATTATGTAGAAATATATAGTGGTAAACAACCAGGTACTAATGGTAAGAGTAGAGGCAGCGGAAGACATAATACTGGATTAGCTGCAGATATTAAACTATATAAAAACAATAGAGCTTTAAGTTCTT